CAAGGTACACAAGGTACACAAGGTACACAAGGTACACAAGGTACTCAAGGTACTCAAGGTACTCAGGGTACTCAGGGTGCTCAAGGTACTCAGGGTGCTCAAGGTATTCAAGGACTTCAAGGACTTCAAGGTATTCAAGGAACTCAAGCAACCCAAGGAGTTCAAGGAGTTCAAGGTAACCAAGCAAATCAAGGTCTTCAAGGTTTACAAGGACTTCAAGGTATTCAAGGAACTCAAGCAACCCAAGGAGTTCAAGGTAACCAAGCAAATCAAGGTCTTCAAGGTTTACAAGGACTTCAAGGATTGCAGGGTAGACAAGGTACACAAGCAGCTCAAGGAACTCAAGGATTACAAGGTTTAACTGGACCAGTTGCTGGTACTGATGGACAAGTAATTTATAATAATGGTGGAGCTGCAGGAGGTGCAACTAATTTAATCTATGATGATATTAATAACCGAGTTGGAATTGGAACTGCAACACCACAATTCCTTGCTGATGTTAATGGTGATTTAAGAGTTACTTCAACAAATAGAATGAGATTTGGTGGAACCTCAACAACCACAAACTTCTATATACAATATAATTCAACGACTAATAGTTTAGACTTCGTATCGGGATGATATTATGGGGATAGTTGGTAGAATAGATCAATATGCGTCGATGCTTACTAATGAGTTTGATGATTATTCTATGAGTGAGAACTTGCTCATTCGTAGCGAGCAATTTAATAATAATGATTGGGCTAAAGCAAACACCACAGTATCTAATAATGCATCAATTGGTCCTGATGGAACATTAAGTGCAGATAATGTGAGTAATACTCCAAACGTTGCTTCTTATATTTCTCAAGGTAAAACTTTAGTAAATAGCACGACTTATACTTTTAGTTTATATGTAAAACCTCTTACTGCAAATAAGTTTCTTGCCGTTGAATGGGGAAATCCGGGAACTACTTATAGTGTGGGGAATTTTGATCTGAGTACTCTAAGTTTTAGTGGTCAAGGTTCTGGGACTATAACTGAGTTTAATTCTGGTTGGTATAGGATATCTCATACGGTTACTACATCGGCAACAGGAACTGTAACCTTTAATGTAATTTATCTTGGGGCATATGGAACTACCGCTGCAAGTGTAACATTTGCCTTTTGGGGTGCTCAGTTAGAAAGGAGTACGGTAGCAACAGATTATACTCAAACAATAACTGCAGCAGTATCTAGGGTTTTACCGACAACAACAAACATAAACATCACAGGTCTTTCTACATATTTTGCTTCTGGATTTAGTGAAAATGTCGGTGTAGGATCAACCCTATCAGCAAATGTTTTTCCTCCTTATGATCTAGTTTATGATGACTTTGTATTTGGTGGAACATTATTTGGTCCGGGGCAAGGAAGATATAAGAGGCAAAATATTGATAAGAGTGTAGTTGTGTATAATGAGATTGATGAAGTAACTGACTTTAGAAATATTGTAAGAACTGGATTAGTTTTAGATCTAGATGCTGGTCAGGCACTTTCTTATAAGACAACTGGAACAACTTGGAATGATATTAGTGGTATCGGTAATACTGCGACATTAATTAATGGACCAACTTACAGCACGACAACTGGTGGTTCTATTGTTTTTGACGGAACTAATGATACTGTAAAGATACCAGTTTCCCTTTCTTTAAAACCAACTAATTTTACATTTGATATTTGGGTCAGATCTAATGTGGTAAGTGGAGAACAAATGTTCTTTTCTAGTCATTATGAATCTTTTGGAACTCCTAGTGGAATTAGATGTGGAATAAGTAGTGCGTTTACTGGTACTAGATTATATTACTTTTCTACTTATTTGAATGGATCTATAGAAACTGTTCTTGGAGGTTCACCTTCAAGTTATGTCAATACTTGGATTAACTTTGTTGGAACTTGGGATGGAACAACTAAATACGGATATCTTAATAGTACCTTTTTCTTAATACAAAATGCTGCTGGGCAAGTTCATAGTCAATTGAACGATTTTTATCTTGGGAATAATGCAGACCAAATTGCAAATAATAATTATGGAGATTCTGTTTTAAATGGAAGTATTGGAGCTTTCAAGTTTTATAATAGGGCACTTACGCAGGCAGAAATCACTCAAAACTATAATGCTCTTAGACATAGATTTGGTTTATAACAAATAATAAATACAACAAAGGAATCAATTAATTATGGCAAGAAAGGTATTACTGGAAACTGGATATACATTTACACCCTCAACGAGGACTATCGTTATTCCGAGAGTCATTCCAAGGGAAAGATTGATATTAATTACTAATGTCACCAGTAATCAAGTAATTTACAATTTTTCCGATTCAAATCTAAAAGCGACTAGTTATACACTTAGTGGTTCTGCAGATACTACTACCGTTGTCTTAAATTTTGATACTGCAGGAATGGGTAGTACTGATAAACTTCAGATTATTCTTGATGATTATGAGGAGAGGATATATCCAGCTGAAGTAGTAATGGATCCTGTGACGAAACTGAGAGTTTCGACTCCACAGGCACTAATTGATACTGACTTTGAATATAGCACACAACCTACTAAATGGGAGTCACTCTCTTTACAGGAGAATAGACCAACAGCGTTTTATGATTCTACCACTCCAGTTACTTCCGTTACTAACATTACTGGAGCAGGTACACGTACAGTAACTGTAACACTTTCAAGTACGACTGGTATTGCTGTAGGAACTCCTGTTTTTATTCAGGATGCTACTGATCCAATTGCGAGTGGTTGGCAATTAGTTGAAACTGTTACTCTAAACACAAACTTTACTTATGTTGCAAGAGCAAACGTAACGAACGGGACAATTTTTGATTCATCGAAAACTTATGTGTTTATTGGAGAATTTTATACTTCAGCAGCAATTCCAGTAAGTTCAGGTGCTGGTCTTGCATTTGTAGGTGCTGGAACATCAATTACATGTACTACAACATCTGCTCACGGACTTTCTGTTGGTAACGGTATTTTTGTAAGAAACACAACAGCAACAACAAACCCACCAAACGGAGCATTTTTTATCAAATTTGTTCAGTCTTCAAACACATTCATCTTTGATGTTGACCTTGCTCCAACTGGAACAATTACTGCAACTGGTGGAACTCAAAACCTATATGGAAGACCATATGGATCAACAATTCATAGACCTTACGATGGTGGAGTAGCTTTTACTGCAGGAAATCCATATCATGGTAATCAGTTAATACGTCAAACGAGAAGATATTTTAGATATCAGTCTGGTAAAGGAATTCAGTTTAGTACTGGAACTAACTTGAAACCTGCTATAAGTATTGATAATATGACTTCATCAGGAACAACAGTGACAGTTACCACAAAATTCCCACATAATTTGGGTACTGGTGGAACTGTCGTTGTTTCTGGTGCTGATCAATCAGCATATAATGGAACATTTACGGTTGCATCAGTTCCTTCTGATTTGACATTTACTTATAGCACTGCACCATTAACACCAGCATCATCACCTGCAACTGGATTCCCAATTACAGTTTCTCCAGGAACTTGGTATGGTGCTAGAACTCGTATTGGAATGTTTGATGATCAGAATGGATTTTTCTTTGAATATGACGGCCAAACATTATATGCAGTAAGAAGAACAAGCACGGATCAACTTTCTGGTGGTGTTTCTGTAACTAATGGATCTGCAGTAGTAACTGGAACTGGTACTAAGTTTTCATCTGAGTTAAAACCTGCAGATATGATAGTCATTCGTGGAATGATATATGTTGTACTTTCTATTACGAGTGATACTAATTTGATTATTTCTCCTGAATATAGAGGAACAACTATTACTAGTGGAAGAGTAATTGTTACAAAGAGATTCCAACAAAAAGTACCACAGTCGCAGTGGAATATTGATAAGTGTGATGGAACTGGAATTTCTGGATATACTATAGATCTGACAAAGATGCAGATGCTTTATATTGACTATTCTTGGTATGGTGCAGGTGCAATTCGTTTTGGATTTAAGAACCAGAGAGGTGAAGTTGTATATGCCCACAGAATACCTAATGCAAACTATAGAACCGAAGCATTTATGAGATCTGGTAACTTACCAGCTAGATATGAATGTAACACTATTGCTCCAGTTACTTATTTGACGGCAACTTTAACTTCTGGTGTCACAGCATCGATGTCAGTAAATGATACTTCTGAGTTTCCAACTTCTGGAACTGTAGTTGTTCGTGCTTCTGGAAATACTGGAGCATCCGTCGAATATATTAACTATACTGGAAAAACTGCAACAACATTAACTGGTTTAACAAGAAACGTTTCGAACTTAACTGGTCCTGGAGGATTGACTGCTGGTGGTGGAACTACGGCGCCGACCACATTTACATATAGTGCAACTGCTCCCATTATGGTTGAACTTCATTCTCCACAAACTTCGGTAAATGTAAGCCACTGGGGTTCTTCTGTGATTATGGACGGTAGATTTGATGATGATAAATCTTTCGTGTTTACTGCAGGTATGAATACTTCATTAAGTATTGCTTCAGGTGCTACAAATGCTCTGATTTCATTACGCCTTGCTCCAACTGTTGACTCTGGACAGACGGGACTATTGGGACAAAGAGAACTAATTAACCGAATGCAATTAACTCTTCGTGAACTTGGTGCGGTCGCAAGTGGCAATATGAGAGTTAGTTTGATATTGAATGGAAGAGTAAGTGCTGGAACTTTTACCTCTGCTGGTGGTTCTTCTCTTTCTCAGGTTTGTTTACACACAGCAACAACAACTATAACTGGCGGTGAAACAATTTATTCTTTCTTTGTTCCTGCTGGTGTTAACTCAAAAGATCTTAATCTTGTTCGTGATCTTGCAAATTCAATTTTAGGTGGAGGAACTAGTTTAAACGTTCCAACAACTGCTGCTAATCTTTATCCTGATGGACCTGATGTTGTGACTGTTGTTGCTACTAATGTTGCGGTTAATGCTCAGACAATTAACGCTAGAATTTCTTGGACGGAGGCACAAGCATAAAATGGCAAAACTTAAAGGCGGATCAAGAGTTTATGGTAATATCACAATTGATAACGATATTACCAGCGTGGTTAATGTTACTGCAACTGGAAACGTTGCAGTAGATGGTGCATTTAGAGCAGAGTCATCTAACTCTACTGAAAGATTTGAAGTTTATTATAACGAAACCACAGATAGTTTAGATTTTGATTACTTAACTGCTTGATATTATGACAGTTGCTGCAAAATTGACTGGTGTTGGAACATTTTATGCATATGAATATGATGAGACCGATGTATCTAAATTTAGAGTTGGTAGTGCTGGGACTGCTTTTTCTTTTGAATTTGATGAGAATACTGCAAGCACATTAACTGGCGTTAAGATGATGAGTGCTATCTCTAATGGTGGATTAATTGTCCGTGATTCACTTAATGAGGTTGATCCATTTTCTACATTTGATCCACTTACTAGTAGTTTAGCTTTGGCGGTGTATACTGATGCTGGATATCCCGGTGGATATTCTATATTGGAACCTATTGGTCAACAGGCATATACTACCCCGGGAACTTTTAATTTTACAGTTCCTTCTTATGCTACTTCTATTTCTGCCGTTGCTATTGGTGCAGGTGGGGGAGGTGGAGGAACTGATGGTGGTAATGGCAACTCAAGAGCTGCAGGGGGAGGTGGAGCACTATCTTATGCTAATAATATTTCCGTAACTGCAGGAGAAACTCTCACCATAGTTGTAGGTGCTGGTGGTAATGGCGGGGCTAATGGTTCTAATGGATCTACTGGTGGAGATAGTTCAATATCAAGAGGAGCTTCTACACTTCTTTTAGCAAAAGCTGGTCAGGGTGGAGGAACAAGTACGACTGTTAATACTCCGGGTGGATTTAATGGTGATGGTGTTGGTGATGTAAGATGGAATGGAGGTGCTGGGGGAAGAGGAAGTAATAATAGTGGTGCAGGTGGAGGCGGCGCCGCTGGATATACTGGAGAAGGTGGTACTGGTGGATATGGACCTTCTGGATCTGAAACTAATGCAACCGTAGTTGCAAATAGTGGTGGTGGTGCTGGCGGACAGTATGGTGATACTGGAGCATTTGGTGGTGGAGGTGGTGGAGGTGTTGGACTTCTTGCCTCTGGATCAGTAACTACAGGAACAGTCAATACTGGACTTGGGAATGGTGGTGGTGCTGGTTCTGGGGGAACTAATGGATCTAATGCAGTTAATGGTGCAGACTCCGGAGCCGCTGGTGGGGCATATGGTGGGGGTGGAGGTTCTGCAAATGATGATGGTGCTGCTGGTGGTAATGGTGCTGGTGGTGCTATAAGAATTATTTGGGGAACATCGGGTACTAGATCTTATCCTAGTTCCTTAGTAAACGATCAAACTACTTTTAGTGGAGGTGTGGCGCTAACAGATTTAACTGGATTTATATGGGCAAATAATCATAGTCTTGTCCCAAGAAATGGAACAACATATTCTTCTACTAAAGGTGGTATTGTCTTATTTGATGGTGTAGATGACTATCTTACTACTGGTGATTCTTTAGGTCTTGGTTATGCAGGTGTTGTGGGTACTGGTGCAAGAACTAGTATAATATGGTTTAGAATTGATACTCCTAACGTTGCATATAGACTTTATGGGTGGGGAACAACTGTAACTGGGGCAAAATGGAATCTTTCTCTGGATGCCACTACATTTAAAGCTAGAGCAGAAATTGGGGGTGCTGCTGTTACCGCTGGTCCAACGGAACCATCTGTTATAGATGGAAATTGGCATATGGTTGCAACAACAGCACCTGCGAATGGAACTGCAAATGATATTAGACTTTATATTGACGGAGCATTAGTAACGGATACTGTAATCACTAATGGAGCAACCGCAATTAATACTAGTAATTCGGGATTACCTGTAACCGTAGGAGCATCACTTGCCGATGCTTCTCCCGGATATATGTCTGGCGCAATATCATCATTTTTTATATATGAGGAGCAATTGACGGAATTGCAAATTAAAGAGCATTACAGATTAATTTTAAATCGCTACTAAACCATAAATATTCAAAAACGTAGTTAACAATATGGCAAAATTAAAAAGTGGAACCAGAATTTTTGGTGATTTGCTTGTTGATGGAGCTATTGATTTTTCTTCTGTAACTTTAATAGCTCCTGTTGTTGGTGAAGTTGAATATGACGGGACAAATTTTTATGCCTCTGGAAATGCAAGTTATGGTAGAGGGACTATACCACTAACAAATTATACTAGTGGTGCAGGAACTGCTGGCATCACAGGTTCAACAAACTTTGCACTTTTTCCTGCAGCAAATGACACAATAACCTTACCTGTTGGAACTTATCTTGTAAGGATGAGAGTTAGAGTTGCAGTAACTGGATCTACTTCTGCTGCTACTATGGCAATAAATCTTAGAGGAGCAGGAACTGCAGTTGGATCATTTAGTTGGGGAGGAACCGGGGCAATTCTTGATGCCGGTGCTGCTAACTCTTTTATCGTTGCGGCAACTGCTCTTGGAACAAACGTTGTGGTGACTGCATCGAGCACCGGAAACCCAAGACAATATATTGCTTTAGGTGAAGGTATATTAAAAGTTACTACTGCTGGCACAATTATTCCAGCATATCAATTCTCTGCGACGGTGACTGGAGGAACAACAACTTTGGTTGCTGATAATTATATGACAATTCAATCTCTAGATACGCAAAGTGCTGCTGCTTTTGGACCTTCTGGTTCCGGATGGGGTTAAATATAGATGAATTGATTTTTTGTGTTATAATGACTTTAAACTGTTTATTTTGGATGATAATTTTATATGTCTGATAATTTTGTAAAAGATGCCTTGAAAAATGGAGGAAGCATTCACCCTCTTATTTTTCCGGCAAAGTATTTAAAAGGACCTGCGATCACGAATCCATCCATCTATAATGATAATGGAACTATTCTTGTAAATCTTCGAAACATTAATTATACTCTTTATCATTCTGAAAAGCGAAAGTTTGAACACCACTGGGGTCCTCTAGTTTATATTCACCCAGAGAATGACATTAGGTTAAGAACTAATAATGTAATGGGTGAGATTGATGAAAATATGCAACTTAAGTGGTATGATAGAATTGATACTTCTAAGTTTCCTGATAAAGAACTTTGGGACTTCGTTGGTCTTGAAGATTGTAGAATTGTTAGGTGGAACGGAAAACTTTATGTTTCGGGAGTTCGTAGAGATCTAGATACCAAAGGTACTGGTAGAATGGAACTCTCTGAGATTGAAATTACTGAGGATGGTGTAAAAGAAGTTGCACAGTATCGCATTCCAACTCCAGGCCACGTTGGAGATGAGGGATCATACTGTGAAAAGAATTGGATGCCAATTATTGATATGCCGTTCCATTATGTTAAGTGGACTAATGGCACAGAAGTTGTAAAGTATGACATTAAAACAAATCGCACAGAACAAGTTGTTTTAAAACAGTGGAAAGACCTTGGTACAATTGACCTTCGTGGAGGATCTCAGGTAATTCCTTATAATCATAATCATCGTTTCTGCCTCAATCATGAAACTTACTTGACTAGAAGTGATGCAGGAAGAAAGGATGGAATTTACAGGCATCGTTTTATTGTTTGGGATAATGATTGGAATATTGTTAAAGTTTCTAGGCAGTTTTCTTTTCTGAACGCCAGTATTGAATTTGCGGTCGGTATGTGTGAGTACGGTGATGATTATCTAATTACTTTTGGATTTCAGGACAATGCTGCATATCTACTCAGAGTTTCTCAACAATTTGTAAAAGAATATATCTTCGAATAAAATGAGTTTTATTAATCACGATCACGTAAATACTATCGTAAAAAAACTAGATCAGATAATCAGTAAATATAATATTTTTATTGAATCTGGAACTTTTGGTGGAGAAACTATTGTAAATCTCAGAAATAGTTTTCAAACTTTATATACAATTGAACTATCTGAAAAATATTATCAGTATTTTGACGAAATAAAGAACAGGGAAAAGTATTATAATATTCAAAATCTTTTTGGTGATACTGTAAAAGTTCTACCAAAGATTCTTGAAGAACTGAAAGAATCTGATAGAGTAATCTTCTGGTTAGATGGACACTGGTCTTCTTTGGACACTGCTAAAGGAGAAAAGGATTGTCCCGTTATTGACGAATGCACTTCAATTGATCAACTCTATAAATCAAATGAGGCGATTATTTTAATCGATGATTATCGTTTATTCGGAACTTATATTGCCGAAGATTGGTCAGATGTTACTGAAGAAAATATTCTTAAATGCTTTAAAAACTTTAAAATAGTTCAACATTTTGTTGAAGAAGATATTTTGGTACTTTATATTAAAAAATGATTTCATTTAATAAACTTGGAAATAAAGGTAGATTGGGAAATCAAATGTTCCAATATGCTGGTCTGAAAGGAATCGCAAGACATCATAACTATGATTTCTGTATTCCTTTATCTGGTATATTTGGAACTAATGATGAGAGAGTTCAGGCATCAGACGTGAACTTATATAATTTCCCAAATATAGTAAACAATACAGTTCAAATGACTAATTTTTCTACAATAGAAGAATCGACATTTGCTTTTGATGAGGAATTGTTTTATAATTGTCCAGACAGCACCAATATATTTGGATACTTGCAAACTGAAAAGTATTTCAAACATATAGAAGATGAAATCAGGGAGGACTTTAAGTTTCCTAATTTCACGCAAAAAATGTGTCAAACATATGTTGAAGGTGTATTTGAGAAATCAGAAGTGATCGCTTTACATATTCGTAGAAGTGATTATGTTACTGATCCAAACTTTCCTCTACTAGATTTTAATTATTATCAGCGGGCACTTGAAGTTTTAGATTTGGATCTACCTATTATTGTTCTTTCTGATGATCCTGAGTGGTGTGAAAAACAATTTTTCTTTAAGAATGAAAGATTTAAGATATCAAAATCTAATAATACTTTAGTTGATTTGTGTCTAATGAGTTTGTGTCAGTATCATATTATCGCTAACAGTTCTTATAGTTGGTGGGGTGCTTGGTTGGCAGATTCTAAGAAAGTAGTTGCTCCTAAAAAATGGTTCTCTGGAGACCTATCTGATTGGGACACTAAAGATTTATACTGTCCTGAATGGATTTCTATATAGTTATATTAAAAATAGTTATTTTTTGAGTTGTTTATGAACATTTCAGTAATTTGTGCGTGTAAAAATCGTTCTAATGCCCTTAGAGTATCCTTATCATCTTGGTTACTTCGTGATGAAATTAAGGAAATTATTATTGTTGATTGGAATTCTGATGAACCAATCAATTATCTAACTAAGTTGGATAAGAGAATTAAAATTGTCAGAGTTGAGGATGAAAAGTATTTTAATCAACCTCAACCTTTAAACTTGGCTCTCAGTATGACTACTGGAGACTATATTTTAAAATTAGATACTGATTATATTATCAATCCCTACAAAGAATTTTTTGAAAACTATATTCCCAGTGAATCATCTTTTGTTTCAGGAAATCAATCGGTAGATAGCCCAGAATTTATAGATCCCAAAACTGGGAATTCTATGATTGATATGACCAATATGTCCATACAAGAAATAGCAGATTATGTTAATACATATTCTCATTTCTATAAATTTTTAACTGGAATGTTGTTTGTTTCCAAAGAAAATTTACTTAGCATTGGTGGGTATAATGAGACTTTTACTAAGTATTATGCTTTTGAAGATGATGAAATATGTCAAAGACTAGAGTTGTATGGATTGGATCATATTAAGTTAAAATATGATTATAATATGATTCACATTCCTCATTCTGATCATAAGAGGTTTGAGAATTTTAGGGGATTTATTGAGTCTAAATCGAGCACAGATTTAGACTCAATGCCTGATTGTGAATATAAATGGCAAACTGAATACTTTATTGCACAGAAGCATATTGATAATAATAAAAAAATGTGTTCTGAGATAAAAAATTATTATGTTAAGCCAAGAACAAAGTGGGATATAAGTAACATTGATGATCAAAATTATTTTGCCAAAAAAATAATAGATGATAAGTTGGATGGATTTCCTCCTGCATACTACGTTTCATTGGAAGAAAGTCAAGAAAGAAGAGACAATCTTGAATCTCAATTTGGATTTTATGGTATTAATCTTACAGGAATTATTTCAAAAAGATTTTCTGAGTGTGACGATATAGTATATGGAAAATATCTTGCAAGTTTAAATGAAGGGACTACTGGATGTGTAATATCTCACCTAAAAGCAATTAAGCAATGGTATGATACAACTGATCAAGAGTATGGATTCTTCTGTGAAGATGATCTAAGTTTAGAGACAGTTGATTATTGGAATTTTACTTGGAAAGAATTTATTGATACCATTCCAGATGACGCTGATTGTGTTCAATTATTTGCAATACGTGGTGAGTATGATACATTTGAACTTCGTGAAAGATATTGGGATGATTGGGGTGCTTCTGCCTATATTGTTAGAAGAGAATATGCAAAGAGATTAATTGATACTTATATTCGTGATGATGGATATTGTCTTGAAATTCCCAATCAAACTACTATGCCTTTGATTGAAAATATTCTTTTTGCTAGTTTAGGTAAGTGTTATACCATACCATTATTTGTAGAAGAAGTTAAGTTCCAATCTACATTTGTAGGAAAAGATGATGATGTAAATGATGGGCAGAAAAAGAATCATTATGTATCTCATAAAAAAGTTTTAGAATGGTGGAAAGGAAAAACAACTTTAGTAGAAAATACAAGTGTTTCTAAAGTTCAAATTCATAATAAAAATTTGACACTAACTGATTTATTTGAGTCTGGTAATTACAATACCGATAAAAGTGATCTTGGATATCTTGAACATTTTTATGATGATTTCTTTATTAAATTCAAAGAAACATCGATTACTATGATGGAAATTGGTGTTTATAATGGAGGATCTATTAAACTTTGGAAAGATTATTTAAATTCTGAAAGTAAAATATACGCTGCAGATATAGAATATTTTGACCATCTTGAAGGAACGTATTCTGTTATGGGTGATATGTATTCTGATCAGCAAGTATCTAAATTTCCTAATGATTATTTTGATCTAATCATTGATGACGGACCTCATTCTTTTGAATCTTTTATTTTGTTAATTCAGAAATATTTTTCCAAAATCAAGCAAGGTGGAACTTTAATTGTAGAGGATGTTATTTATACTGAGTGGGTTGAACCTCTTGTTAAGATGGCAGAATTAATTGGATACTCTGATGTTAAAGTTGTAAATATGACTGAAAAACAAAAGACCCAAGAGTTATTTGAACGCTGGAGGGGTGGATTGTACATCCTAAATATTACAAAATGAAATACTTTATTTCAACACTGATTTAGATTAATATGGCACATCAAGAACAAAAAGATTTCGTAGAAAAATTAAGAAATAGTTTTTCAGAGTTTTTTACTAACAAAAAAGTTTTAGAAATTGGAAGTCTAAACATAAATGGATCTATTAGAGAATTTTTTGATAACTGTAAATATACAGGAATAGATGTTGGTTTTGGTGATGGTGTTGATATAGTTTGTGAGGGGCAAAATTATAAAGCCTCTGACGATACTTATGACGTTGTTCTTTCTGCAGAATGTTTTGAGCATAATCCATATTGGTTAGAAACATTTAAAAATATGATCCGTTTATGTAAAAACAACGGACTAGTATTCTTTACTTGTGCAACAGATGGTAGACCAGAACACGGAACATCTAAAACAACACCATTAGATTCTCCATTGACAGTTAATCTTGGTTGGGATTATTATCGTAATTTAAATGAAAAAAACTTTACTGATGAAATAAATTTTGATGATTATTTTTCAGAATACCAATTTGAAATTAATGAAGAACATAAAGACTTATATTTTTGGGGCATAGTTAATAAGGGAGTAAGTAAAAACATTCAAATTGACAAATCAAAAAATAAAGAGTATGATAGTAACATTGGAAAAAATGTTTATAAAGAAGATATGATAAGTGTTTCTCCATATGAAAAAGTTCATAATGTAGTGGATTGTTTTCAATACAATAATGAAAAAGAATTACTTGAGCTTAGGGTAAAATTATTAAAAGATCAAGTTGATTTATTCTTGATCTTTGAAGGAAATTATACACACGATGGAAGTCCAAAAGAATTTACTTGTAATAGAGTAATTGATGAACTTGGATTGCCAAAGAGTAAAATAAGAGTCTTTGAAATTGATCTTTCTGATCCAGGAAAACCATCTACTTTTGATTTAAACTATAATCCTCAACAAAAGGTAGGAAGTATAGAGAGAATTCAAAGAGATTATTTGAATAATATTTTAGATGAATTTGATGATGACACAGTCTTTATAGTTAGTGATTGTGATGAAATTATTAATTCAACAAATGTAAAATTTGTTTCTGAAATAGCTAGATCGAATAAAGATTTTGTATTTAAAATTCCTCTGGTTCATCTTGAGGGTAGAGCAGATTATAGGGTTCATTATTTGAATTCTAAATCTTATCCTTGGGACAGATCTATGTTTGTTTGTACCAAGAAAGTTTTAGAAAAAAATCCTGCTACCCATATTAGATCTGAATTTCTCAGAAAAGGATATGAGATTAGGTATGTAACTCATGGCGGAGAAATTTGTCAGGATTTAGGTTGGAATTTTAGTTGGATGGGAACTAATGAAGACCGAGTTAATAAATTTAAAACATTATGTGATATTAAAAATGATTTTATTTCTTCATTAGCATCTGGTTATGATTATGATGAGCTTATAACGTATATTCAGAATTATACTTTTGAAGATGGTGGACATTCTTGCTATGGAAACTTCAAAGTTATTTTGAAAAAATATTCTATTTTAGAATTACCTCCAATAATCTTTAGTCTTCCTAGGGTTGAACAGTATCTTATTCCAGATATTGTCGATTTAAAAAATAGTAAGAACGAAGAACTTACAAAACTTATGAATACTTATTCTCTGGATACTGAGAATGCGGAGAATAATTTTAACCTTGGTGTATGGTATGAAGATGAGGGACATACTGCTCCCGCACTATCTTATTTTTTGAGATGTGCTGAGAGGGCAACTGATAATAATCTTGCATATGAAGCGTTAATTAGATCTTCTTATTGCTATCAGAAGCAAGGAACTAGAGACGGAAGTGCAAAATCTTTGTTGGAACAAGCATTATGTTTAATGCCAGAAAGACCAGAAGCTTATTTCCTTTTGAGTAGATTTGCTGAGAGAAGACAGTGGTGGCAGGATTGTTATATTCATGCTGATAGAGGATTGAGGTATTCTGATTTTAATTCAGTACCTCTTAAAACCTGTGTTGAATATCCTGGCAAATATGGATTATTATTTGAAAAAGCAGTTGGTGCCTGGTGGTGGGGGAAAGTTGATGAGGCAAGAGATCTTCTTTTAGACGTTAAAAATAATTATGATGTTAATGAATATCATAAAAAGCAACTTGAGGAAAACCTTAAGAGACTTAAGATTACTATTGAATAATACTATTCTATGTCATATAATCATCAAATAACTTTTGTAGAAAACTTAAAAAAAAGTTATCCCGAATTTTTTAAAAATCGAAGTGTTTTAGAAATTGGAAGTCTAAACATTAATGGATCTATAAGGAATTCTTTTGAAAATTGTTTATATGTTGGAATTGATGTTAGGGGTGGAGAGTGTGTAGACGTTGTCTGTAATGGTAAAAATTATAGAGCTCCTAACGAAACTTATGATGTTATTTGTTCCTTAGGTTCTTTTGAATACAATCCAGATTGGATTGCAACATTTAAAAATATGATCAGAATGTGTGTTCCTGGAGGACTGGTATTCTTTACTTGTTCTACTGAAAGCACTTCTGATCAAGAAAATGTACAAAAAACTTTAGAAAGTATTCCCCTGGAGACGGGGGATGAATGGGGTAACTACTATAAAAATTTAAAAGAAAGTGATTTTCATAATCATATAAATTTTGAAGATCACTTTGGTGATTTTTATTTTAACGTTGATGAAGAATCAAAAGACTTAGTTTTTTATGGAGTAAAGAAAGGTAAGGTAAAAGAAAAGAAACCAATTCCTATGATTGGAATTCCAATAGTAAATGGATTTCATTGGATTGAAAGACTTATTGATAGCATAGATTATCCTACCGATAAGGTTTTTATATTTGATAATAATGGTAGAGGTGAACTGACAAAAGATCTAGATAATCTTGCTAAAAAGACATATACTTTCATTAAGGAAATAAAAGTATGTCACCTTCCAGCAAATATTGGAGTTGCTGGATCTTGGAATATGATTATTAAGTGTGGTATGAAATGTCCATATTGGATTATTTCAAATCACGATATTGCATTTACTCCTGGATTTTTGGAGAATTTTATTTCTAAGGCAGAGGACAAGGAAGTCGGTATTGTTCACGGTGGAGTTCGTGGGGCCTGGGATCTATTTCTTTTGAAGGACTGGGTGGTCCAGGAATGTGGATTGTTTGATGAAAACTTCTATCCAGCTTATGTTGAAGATTGTGATTATTTTATAAGAACAATGCTGAAAGGAATAAAAAAAGCAAATGCAGATCTTCATTATCTACACGGTGAAAAAGATTATGAAACTACCGGATCGCAAACTTGGAGACAAGATCCTTCATTGAAGGATAAATTATATCATAGTCGTTATGTTAATGAAGTTTCATATATGTACTCTAAGTGGGGTCCCGAATGGCATAAGGGATTAGATTGGGTTGATACTAATCCATACAAACATCCCTTTGATAATAAGGAACTTCCTTTAAATTATACGACCTATGATTTAAACTTTGTAAGAGAAAAACATTTAGGATTTTAACATATGGATTTTTCAGAAAAAATTGATATAGTTATTCAGGGACCATATACAGACTACACTGATTATGTGGCGGAATGCTATCTACAGATTCCCTTTATTAATAATGTAATTATTTCTTGTTGGGAAAATGATAAAATGCCCGTTCAAAAAAGAAGGGTAAAGTTTATTAGAAGTAAGTATCCAGTTTCTTGTGGAACTGATAATAAAAATATGCAGATCGTTTCTTCACTGAACGGTCTTAAGGCTTGTGAAACTAATTATGCCATCAAAGTAAGGTCTGATCAAAAATTTACTTATGATAGTATGTTGGGTATGTATGATTTCTTTTTGAAGAATAATCAAAAAAATATTCAATATACTTACAACGATAAAAAACCTAATAATAGAATCTTTGTTGCGGGTCATTATCCTAGATATCTTTTTGCCGCTAGAGATCACATTTATTGGGGTCAAACTGATGACTTGATTGAATTATTTGATATCCCTTTGGAACAACATAGTTTAGTTGATAAAATAAGAGTTCCTAAAGATAGACTTGGTTGGTATGTTGATTACTTTATTAGAAGTGAAACTTACATAGGTGCTCACTATTGCTCTAATTTTGATGAGCAAATTAACAGGTTTCTTTTACTTCCCCAAGAGCATTTATATGATAATGCAGTTTACTGGTATCATGTTAAATCAGTTAGTGACAATATAACCAGAAAAGTTTTTAAATCTTTTCCTAAGAGTGTCATAAACTTAGAATGGGTTCGGTGGAGAAGATCTGGATTTAGTTTTAATTTTGATGAATATTTAAAAGTATCTGCTTGGGACGAGGAGGGATTTTGATCAAATGAATTTTACTGTATATTCTAAAGATGGATGTCCGTACTGCCAAAAAGTTAAACAGGTTTTAGAGTTGACTAAACAGCAGTTTGTGGTGTATAATTTGGGGGAAGATTTTACAAAAGATGAATTTTATTCAGAATTTGGTAAAGGATCTACATTTCCTCAGGTTATTTGTAATGATACACATATTGGAGGGTGTACTGACACTGTAAAATATCTTCAAGAAAAAAATATTTTATGACCAACCTAAATAATTCATACCACAAAAATCGTGGTCTTGAATTTATTCTTAATGGGGGAAAAAGAAAGCAAACAAAACCTTTCCACGTCATTTTTGAAAAGATGGTTTGCTTTCTCAATCGGGAAATAACCATCTACTTTGAGTTTTCCTTCCTTTTTAGGAAAAAATAGTAGTTTCCCGGAGAAAAGAAATGGTAGCAGTTAGTTTAGTATTTGGTTCCTTTCTAACAATATTATTTCTTATAGTTGGATTGATGGTGGGATGGGTTGCTAGAGAATATATGATGAACTATCGGGAAATTCCAAGACTTCATCCAGAAATGTTTGATACTCAAGGTAATATTATTCCTGATGAGGTAATAGCTTTTAGATTTGAAAATACTGATTACGATTATGACAACGACAACGACAACGAAGAAGAAGAGTAAAACATCTACTAGTTCAGTAAGTGATAATTTACCCATTAATCCCTTTGCATTTGAAGTTTTAAATTTAGTTTCAAAGCAAAGGGCAAATGCTAAGAAAGTAGAACTTCTTAGAAAATATGGTGATAACTCACTGAAAGCAATTTTCATTTGGAACTTTGATGATAGTGTAATTTCGTTACTTCCTGATGGACCAGTTCCTTATGCTAGTGTTGGCGAGCAAAATTCTTTCAGTGGGACTATAAGTGAAAAGGTAAATGATGCAGTTTCAAAGATGTCTGAATTAAATACGACATCTCTTGGTGCAAACGATCAAGGAAAATCTTCTATTCGTAAAGAATATCAAAAGTTTTATAATTTTATTAAAGGTGGAAATGATAGTTTGAGTTCTCTACGTAGAGAAACTATGTTTATTAATATTCTTCAAGGTCTTCATCCACTTGAAGCAGAAATTGTAATTCTTGTGAAAGATAAAAAACTGGAAACAAAATATAAAATAACAAAAGAAATCGTTTCTGAAGCTTTTCCTGATATTAGGTGGGGAGGACGTTCGTGAGTAAACTTCATGAAGTAATTGAGAAGGCCCAGAATAAGGTAAAGCATATGGATCATTGGACATCTGTAGAAAAAGAAACTTGTAAGTCACGTTATGGATGTGACATTATGATTGAAAATGGTTCATATGCCGAAGTGTGTACAAAAGAAGCTCCGAATGATGCTTATATTGTTAAGTATCTTGTGGATGATAAGATTTGTTTTGACTTAACAAGAGGATCTAGAACTAAATTGTTTGATATGTACTGGGATAAGTTTCGTGAGAATTTAAAGAGTATTGATTTTGGATACGGTAGAATTAATCCAAAACTTTGGAAATATAAAGCACCTGAAAAGAAAAAGAGAAAATAATTTGTCAGATGCCGGGAAAAAATTCCGGCAATTTTTTTGCCCCTTAAGATTTTATAAAACTGTAACAGTTTATACAAATTAAACTTGCTATATAACTTCAATGGAGGTATAATATCTCTAACGTTCATCGCTTATTGCGACGGAAGTAAGTTGACTCGGAACGGAACGTTCATTCGCTATTTGCAAATAGCGAACGCAAAAGCCGACTGAAGGAACGCTCTTTAACCTAAAAAACTAAGGAGAAAACCTAATGTCAAAAGTAGTATATCGTGGTGTCGAATATGATACTCAAAAGCGTCTTGAGTATCAACAGCAAATGATGCAACAACCTCAACAATACAATGAAACCTATCGTGGTGTTAAGTTTGTAAAAGAGGGGCATAAGTGAAATGAATACTTACTTTGTCCGTTATCTTAAAAGAAAAGCAAAGAAGGAAAAACTTCTTAAAGATGCACAACTGAATATGGCAAAGCAACCTCAAGTTGCTTGATTCTGGGGGGATTGACTTCCCCCCTTTTTTTATGTAAAATAACCGAAGAGAACTATAAGGTATGGACAGAGACAAACTAAAACTTATTGTTCGTAATCTAGAATTGCTTGTAGACTCTTTAAAAGCAGAAATTTATTCTGATGTGCAGGCATATAAGTATGAAAATGTAAAACCAAAGCATTTAGATTACGACGAAATTTTTGAAGACGATGATGGGTACCCAGATTAAAAATGAAAAGTTTTGAAAAACAACTTATTTCCGAAGTTAGAAGACAGCAATTACAGAAAGTGAGTAGAGCAAAAGAACTAATAAAGTTGCTTGAAAGATTGATCAAGCAAGATCATCTTTATACCGAAGAACGTATTAAAGAGATGAAGGAGCAACTTCGTGCAATAAAACAACAGATGGCAGAAATAGAAGAACAAACATCAAAAGGATTTGGAAAAAAATGACAGTAAAACTCATTAGTGTGACTCCTGATGCAGAAAAAACAATGGCATATGTTGCTAGAGTTAGTAACCCTGCGAATCAAGACAACGAAAACTATGCCAAGTTGCTTGCTTATTGTATTAAGCATAATCATTGGTCTGTTTTTGAACAGTCTTTTATGACCTTGGAGATTGAAACTAATCGTGGTATCGCAGCGCAAATTTTGCGTCACCGTTCGTTTACATATCAAGAATTTTCACAGCGTTACGCTGATTCTTCTCTGTTGAGTGGTTATATTCCTGTACCAGAACTTCGTCGTCAGGATACTAAGAATCGTCAGAACTCTATTGATGATATTCCTGATTATGAAAAGTTGACTTTGCAGAGTAAAATTCAAGAGCATTTTGCGCACTCTATGCGCCTCTACAAGGAACTTCTTGCTCACGGTGTGGCAAAGGAGTGTTCAAGGTTTGTGCTGCCCTTAGCAACGCCCACAAGGATCTATATGAGCGGATCTTGCAGGTCATGGATACATTATATTAATCTTCGCTCTGCAAACGGAACACAGAAGGAACATATGGATATTGCACTTGAATGCAAAGAAATTTTCAAAGAACAATTCCCTTCAGTTGCAGAAGCACTTGAATGGATCTAAATAAATTATCTTGATATTCTAATTTTATGGCAATTTATCCAATTATTCATAAAGAAACTGGTGAAAAAAGAGTTGTTGAAATGAGTGTTCATGATATTCAACAGTGGTATAAGGACAATCCTGAATGGCAGAGGGATTGGTCTGAAGGATGTGCTTCACCTGGTGAAGTTGGGGATTGGCAGAATAAGCTTATCCAAAAGAACCCAGGATGGAATGATGTACTAGGTCGTGCTGCTAAAATGCCCGGATCAAACGTAAAAAAACTTTAATTACCTATGGCAAGAAAAAGAAGGACGAATGACCAACCAATTGGAGTTGGTTTAACAACCCGTCAAATGAAGCGTAGAAAACCTTTAAGTAGTGATTATCTGGTTGATATTGAACCTCTTACAGAGAATCAGAAGATTCTTTTTAATTCATATTCTTCTAATAAGCATCTTGTTGCTTATGGGTGCGCTGGAACTGGCAAAACTTTTATTACACTCTATAATGCTTTGTGCGATGTTTTGGATGAAAGAAGTCCTTACGAAAGAGTCTATATTGTACGTTCATTAGTAGCTACAAGAGAGATTGGATTTCTTCCTGGAACTCACGATGATAAGTCTGATATTTACCAGATTCCTTATAAGAATATGGTTAAGTATATGTTCCAGATGTCTTCTGACTCTGAATTTGAAATGCTTTATGGCAATCTTAAAGCACAAGAAACAATTAAGTTTTGGAGTACATCATTCCTTCGTGGAACAACTCTTGATAATGCAATTGTGATTGTTGATGAATTTCAGAATCTTAATTTCCATGAACTTGATTCTATTATCACTCGTGTTGGTGAAAATACTAAAATCTGTTTCTGTGGAGATGCAACACAAACAGATTTAGTTAAAACAAATGAAAGAAATGGTATTATAGACTTTATGTCTATCTTGCGTAAAATGCCATCTTTTGATATAATTGAGTTTGGAGTTGACGATATCGTTCGCTCTGGTCTTGTCAAAGAGTATATTTTAGCAAAAATGGAAGCTGGTTTTTGATGTTCAAGCATATTGATGTGAATCTCCCTCAACTTGAAAGGGAGACTATAGATGGTGTTCGTTACTATAAAGTTCCTAATGATGATGAACTTCTTAAATTAGTTTCAATTACTTCTGTTACTAGTCATAAAAATCGCCAGTTTTTTGCAAACTGGCGTAAAAAAGTTGGCGAAGAAGAAGCAGATAAAATCACTAAACAAGCAACCAGTCGTGGGACTGATATGCATACTTTAGTAGAAAATTATCTTTCTAATGTAGACCTTCCAGATGTCCAACCTCTGTCGCAGTTTCTGTTTAAAATTGCGAAGAAGGATTTGAATCGTATAAATAATGTTTATGCTCTTGAAGGTTCCCTATACAGCAAAGTACTTGGAGTAGCGGGAACTGTAGATTGTATTGCCGAGTTTGATGGCGAATTAGCGATAATCGATTTCAAAACATCCAAAAAACCAAAACCACGGGAGTGGATTGAACATTATTTTGTTCAATGCGCTGCTTATGCCTGTATGTTCTATGAACTTACGGACATTCCCGTCAAAAAACTTGTAATCATTATGGCTTGCGAAAATGGAGAATCAATCGTTTATGAAGAATATGACAAATCAAAATACATCAAACTACTCACCCAATACATTAGAGAGTTTGTTAGAGATAAACTGGAACAGTATGGAAACAAATAAAGAACTAGAACAGGCAATAGAGAACAAGTTTTTAACACCATCTAAATTTGCTTTAGAGATCGAAAATATCGTGGCAGTTGAAAAGGTAAATTATATCGACGCTATTTGCCATTATTGTGAAATTAACGGTATTGATGTAGAATCGGTAACGAAACTTATTTCAAAACCACTCAAAGAACGACTAAAATGGGACGCTATTCGTCTCAACTTTATGAAAAAAACTTCTAGGGCAAAACTTCCACTATGAGTCCTTTTGAGACATATCAAACTTATCTTTCTATGAAAAGTCATTTTACGAATCGTAAATATGACTTTTTTAAGTATGGGGGCAAATCAAAAGCAACAGTTGCAACATTCAACAAACGCAAAGACAAATATTGGTTTGAGAAGACCTCAAGAAAGTATTCTGACAAAGAAGTTGTAGACTTTTTATTATCTAATTTTGTATCAGTAGACAACCCACAAAACTTATGGATTGGAGAAATTATCAATTCTGGCGAAAGGACTTACGCCGACTGGATGAGAAGACAACAGAGTTTGAGTTACTTATTCAAAGAGCAAAGCAACGAATTGTTCTCGGAGATCAAATTAGACGATGCTCTGAACTGTTCCAAAGGGCACCCACCAGTTCTCAAAAGACTTCTAAGCGGGAAGTTATCTCTAGAAACATTCGTAATTTACGACAAAATATTCCGTTTCTCAGAAAATTTTGATAAAAAACTATTGGATCCTGTGTGGGAAACCGTAAGTTTGAAAATCAAAAAGTATGATCCCTTTCTAAATATCAATATGTTCCAATACAAAAAAATCTTAAGAGATATTTTATATGAGTAAATTTTTTGATTCTGAATTAATTCAGCAAGAATTACGTGAAATTAATGAACTTCAGGAATTCATTTACAAAAGTATTTTATCTTTTGGTATGATGGATCGTGAAGGTAAATTGGAACATATTGAAAAACTAACAGAACTTCTTGAGAAACAGAAGATTATGTACACGAGACTGTCTTTATCTGATGATCCTGATGCTATCGAGATGAAGGAAAATTTGAGAAAGTCCGTTGCTTTGATGGGATTCTCTCCCG